CCAAAAGAAGCTTTCATATCCTGTAATGCATCACCTGTATATGTGGTATGCCAGACAACACCAATCTTTGCTTTTTTAATAATTTTTCCTAGTGTACTGTCTATAGGTATAGCATATACAATAGTGTTGGGTTGAAAAGTATAATACTTTGTGCCGTCAATAGTCTCTGTAGACACATCATCAGTAAACATTAGATCACCTTGAAGAACTCCCTTGATACCTAACTTTGAAAATTCTGCAAGTGCAATTTTAAACTTTGAATTAAGATCACCAGATAAATCATCATTTATCTCTGCATCTGTCTTGTAAAGTTTAGGAGATACGTTAAAGACACTTTTCTTTGCAACAAAGAACTTATCATCTTCGGGGTCTATACCAACAAATACAGCAGGAGCCCCATCCCATTTAACAGTCATGTTAACAGAACTGCGACTTGCACCAGCAAGCATATCTCTTAGAGAACGTAGAAAGTTAAGTGCAGCACGCCCACCATCTACACCATAGTTGATTATTTCATCCTCTAGGTGTTCTAGGTGAAGGTTCTTACCACCTTTATCTTCTGTTAGTTCTCTGAAACTTATCATGTTATACCTTTAAAGTCGTAAAATCACACATCATTCGTGTGGGATAACCATCTTTACCCTGTGTATCACGAATATTGAGTTTGAACTTATAATAAGGAGATTTCATCTCCATGTCAATCCTTTTTCCCTTACCTGATTTACCACCATAATGCACCGTACAAGTTCCAACTTTTGCTGACGCTTTCATTGCTGTTTCATCCATTTTTTTAGATAAAACTTGACCTCTCATTTTATGAATAACATGATATCCATATCCGATACCACTTTCCAATAATTCTTTCATTGCAGCTGCATTTGGTCTTGTCGTAACTTTACCACCATCTGTTTTTACCTTATCATTAAAGATGGTACAAAATCTCTTATTATCAATACCGAATAGGTCTAATAATTTCTTGCCGTCCCTATCTTTAATCTCTCCTTTATCTATTTCTGCTTGACGTAATTTAGTTCTAACACCCACATTAAAAAATGTAGTAGTAGTTTCAAACTTGAGACTCAAATATATTTTTTCTTTATCATCTTTTGTAAGGGTAATATCTGTAACACTATTTCCTATGTCTTTACCTGTACCCTTAGTATTTGTAATATGTATTTTTCCGTCAAAAGATAGAGGTCTTGGTGTATTTGCTCCAGCATCTACATTAACCTTCAACCATTTAGATTCACTTAATTTGTACGTTTTGTCCAAATCTAAAATAGCATCTAAAATTTCACTATCTTCTACTGCATCAACACCTTCAGCAAACCATTTGTTAAGAGATGTTGCAAATTGTGTTTCAAACGCATTTCCTCTATTATTTGCGCCACGATTACCTTTAGAACCATTACCAAATTTTATACGAACAGTATCCAATTTAGCATTAGATTTAATATCACTTATATTATAATCTGCTTTAAAAAGTCTAGATACGTTTATATCTTTTGTCTTCTTTAAGTCTATATTGATGGGGGTTTCGTCACCTTTACCCTTTAAATAATTAAACAATTTAATAACATCAGCCACACTTTCATGCGGCCAGTCGGCAAGGGTATTACTTATTTCTTCCTCAGATGTGGGGAAGAAACTGTATGCTTCAGTTAAAAAATTCTGAACTATATCTACAGGGGGAATATAAGATTCGTTTCGGGGTTTTACTTGCCGAACGTATTGTTGCAAACTCATTCAATATCTCCATGTGTAAAATGTAATTATTACTATTTATATAATGAAGTTAGTGAAGGTTAAAGATAGTGTAGATAACTTCCTACAATGTATTTCGGTTTATCTATCGGAGGCATACCTGTATGCAGCCAAGGCCATAATGATGGAAATAATAACAGGGAACCACGAATACAGAAAGAAACAAATGTGTCATCCTTTGGACTTATAACAGTTTGTCCCTTTTCATTATTATCAAGATATATAAAGGCGACTAGAAATCTCTTTGCAGTTTTATAGTCTATAACATCAACATGTTCTGGAAACCTGTCTTTACCGCCAGGCGTGTATCGTTTAATCTTCGGTGGTTCAAAACCAAATTTTTCTGGCCATTGATTGTCTTTAATATCACAGTCTTTTTTATATTGGTGGGTATAGTTTCCTATAATATTTGATAGATTATTTACTTCATCCTTCCATATTGTATCTGATGAATGTAGGAAATTAATTTGAGTTAGTGTTGCACCACTTCCACAATCTTGAATCTGATGATTTTCTGTGTCTGATTCAAACATCTCAATTAGATGCTGACACTTTTCATCACTTAACACATTTTTATATACCCGAATATAATTATCCATCATTTTTTCTTTACAGTAAAATCAATTCCCAATCTTTTTTTATCTGTGGTGATTTCAGAAGCACAATGTTGCACTCTTGGATCAAAAGCTACAAAATGAGTAGGAACCATAGGAATGGCTTCATCTCCATGCAGAAATAAACCGCCATCGTCTGGGCCCCAATCACTGTTTAACACACCAAGAATTTTTATATAGTCGGTATCATGCTCGTGGTCAACATGGCGATTATCTATTCTATTTTTATCTTTCATACTGATAGAACAATACGAAACCTCTGGAAGAAAGAAATCTTTTCCCCCTTTATCGTATATCTGAATCAACAAACCCATAGCCATACCGGCAAGTATTTCTTCTAGTGGTTCATTTTCAATAATATCCAACTTGAGATGTTTCGGTTCAAGATTTATAGGATATTTCAGATTCCAAGAACTACTGCTCATAGCAGTATGCTTCATCATATCAAGATAAGTTTTTGAGCAACAATTTGTGATAACTTCTAACATTTAATTATATATCTTTCCAAAAATGGGGGAGCCGAAGCTCCCCCAGTTAGAATGTCAAGCGTTACAATTATCAACCCTCTTGAACTTCAGCGATATAGGTATTCTTTGTATCCTCAATTTCATGATCAAGAAAGGTGAAATCAACTTTGAAATCTTTATCATCAATCCAAAACTTTAATTCCATTTTCCAACCATTAGGTCCACCAAAGTTTATATCGAAATCATCTTTAGCATCAGCATCTGGGTGATAAATGAAAACCTTCATTTCAGTGCGTTTCTGACCAGCCTGAGTTGTGTGGTCTTGGAAAAACAAATTTTGAATTCTCTTAGAGTCATACTTACCAGATGACATGTATATTGCAATTCGATTCTCATTATCGGCATTTTTTGCCATAGTGGTCAATTCAGATTTGGTGTAATCTCTCCACTTCTTACCTTTCTTCCCAGCTTTAATATCTGATATAGCTTTACCAATCGCTTTCTTTTGCGAATAACCTTTCAAATTGTAAACTATCTTTAACTGATCTTTTGCAATATCTGATTTTGGATCAACACCAGATTCAGTATGTAAATCTACAAGTAGTTTTGCTCCATCCTTAAACTTTGATTGATATACCAGTTCATCACTATTTTTGTTATCATGACCAGCAAGAGCTCTCAAGAAATACTTTGACTTATCTTTGAGAATTTCATATGGTACACGACAAACTCTTGACTCTAATACTTTCTGTTTATTCATAGCTCGAAGACCATGACGTTTTCCAACAACCACATCTGATCCAGCTGGATGGCCGAACATTTCACCAACACCTTCAAAGATTAGTGTGGGTTTCATTTTAGAAATATTGTTACCTACTACGTTCAACTCAGCTGCAAGTTCATTTACAAAAAAAGTATTATCTTCTGCTCTTGGTTGATAAGTGAACTCCTTCATAAGAGCTTTTACAGATTCAGGCTTATCCTCATCTATCCATATTCCTGACTCCACTTGTTTAGTAAACCAATCCAAATATTCCTCTGATGGTAACGAGTCTTTACCCAAAGGTGGAATTCCATACGAAAGATTGTATGTTGCCGGATTAGTTTTAATATTTGGTACTTCTTGTAGCATTCTATGCTCCTTTAATTGCAAAAATTCATAATCATTACTAAATTGTAATATTTCTAGTTTAAAAAGGGGTTTGTTTCCTTGAACAAGCTTATTGAATTCATCATTCTTTGCAGAACTCCAATAATATTCACCACCATGCTCAGGTAACTTATCCTTTTTAATACCTAAATACCATACTCCATTTTCTACATTAGTAAATTTATACATGTAACATGTATAAGAATCTGTCAACACGGGGCCACCATTATGTCCAATGGAAGGTATTATAACTTTTTCCCTAATACTAGGAGGCAACGTCATTGTCAAGTTTCTTTCTGGAGCGGGGGTCTGATTCGACACAGACATGAGGTGGTTGGAACCAAGACGTTTTCCTTAAACTACCCCGCATTATTCTTATAGTATACGCCTATTTTTAGGATTTGTCAAGAACTTTTTCGACTCTTTCCAATAAAATATTCACTTTTTTTCTATAATTCCACCCTAGTTGGCCAACCTTTTTACCTTTATCATAGGGCGGTGTTCTATTTGTTCTATGATATTGATCAACAGTAAGATCAATTATTTCTCCATCTTTATCTGCTGTCCACCAATGCCAGATATCTTCATCATCCTTCGCATGATATAATTTGATATTCTTTGTACCGAAAACTTTCTGTAAACAAGCAGAGGCAGCATAACAATGTCCAAACAACGGCTCGATAGAATTACGTTTCCGAAATTTTACAACTACCAAATCTGGTGTAAGATTATCCATTATAATTTTAGAAACCAACTCTAAATTTTCTTTATCGTATGATCTGAATGTCATCAGCGTTCATATTCCATGTTTCTAATTCAGTTTTCAATCGTCCATCAGTCTTGAGAGTTTCAAAACGATTAGATGCTTTTTTCCTCCACCAATCGGTAATTCCTTGTATCGAATACCGCTCATAATTGTCCTTCTTGCGGAGTTCATTAGTTTCCATATTCAAATATTCTTTTACATTCTCAAATCCGTAGTCCGACATATACGCACGTTTTTTTTCAGTCAATCCCTTTGCATCAAGGTAGGTTTGTACAAACTTATTATAAGCATCATCGTCCACATCCTTGAGTGATGCCTTGATAATACTTATCATTTTAGTCTGTGTCTTCAACTTACGACTCGAAGCTTCTGGATCAATCAAGGGGAAGCCATTTCTTTCCTTAAACCAATCATTCAATCTATGAAAATTATCATCATTAATTAATGGAGCAAAATCAGATACCGTTTCACCCTTGTGACGCAAAAACGGTTTCATGCCATCATACTGACTCACACTTTTTGTGGTGCCATATAAACTGGTTGTCTCAAACATACAAAATGGGCCACCATATTTTTTATCCAAAGCATCTTTTGTTAGATGTGAGCAAGCGATTGCGGCAAGTAATTTGCCACCAAGACAATTGAAACCAAACGGTTGCACGGCCACCAGCGTGAATCCCATAATGGTAGAGTCATTAAATCGTTTCATTACTTCTTTATTCATTGTATCTAATGGTTTACCCAGAAAATCATTTCTAGGTTTTGAGTTAATGGTGGGCGAACCTAAACGAATAAATCCAGCTATCTTATTAGTATTCTTCTCATATACCAACCACTTGATAGATTTGCCGGGAATAGAAGCTTCCACAGCATGAGAGGTCACAATTTCCAGATAGTTTACAAATATTTCACTTGTTACTTCACGGCACTCAAACTCCATATCATTTGGATGCATGGTATAGTCATTTAACATATCATCTTGCGGGCCCATGCCCGGCAAAGATACTGGATAATTAGACATTCTTTCAAGTTTTACTCTGCGAAGATAATCATCAATACGGCCGAAACTGCTGAAATAGTCTGTAAACACACTAGCGGCATAAAGAGCATCTGTTCTATTTAATATCAAAAGAAATCTTCCAAACTGCCCTGTGAACCAAAACTACCATCAATAGCCCACCGAATTTTATCTGTGATAAACTTGAGTGGTTCAATAAAGCTTTTCTCGAATTGTGTAGTATAGTCCACATATTGCTTTATGTCAAGTTCCTTTGGAAAAGAAGTTATAAAAGAAAATGCACTTGATTGATATGGATTTGGTTCCAACAAATGAACAAATTTTATCTTATCTCCTTCTTGTATGAAAGGATACTTGTTTGACAAATTATGTTTTTCAATCAAAAAATTGGCCAAGATAGCACCCTTAACATGAATGGGGGCACCCTTCTTGAAAAATCCATACCTAATCTGTTCACCACTTTCAAGATCATAAGTGTTTTGAACAGCCTCTGTATATTTCTTAACACCATTTACAGAGCGAGGATACGCAATATCTTCTGGTTTTAACTTCATAAATTTATCCCTAAACTTTTGAATAAATGTATTTAGCATTTTCTCATCACCTGTCATAATAATATCTAATGCAGCCTTAATCTTTTCTCTACATACTTGTGGAGTAGAAGATTTAACAGCTTCAATACCCATAATCTTCAACTGTGGAGTTTTATATCGAACACCTTCTACATCCCATGAGTTCAGTATGTATCTTTTTTTAGCTGTCCAAATTCCTTTGTCAGCAATTACCTCTCTGGACATTTCCATCTTTTGTTCATAGGCATTCATAGTTTTAGCAAGAGCGCTATAACTTTTTGCCATAAATGGTTCCAACTTCTCTTTTGCAACCTTGTCCAAGAAATCGACAATTCTGCTAGGTTCTGTTCCCTCTTTAAACACGTTATTAACCAACCTGTCAAAAGTGATATAAACTGAATCGGTATCAGATGCGATAACATAGTCCTCATTTTTTGTCTCCAAGATTTTATTAAGGTAGATGTTAAGAGCCTTCTCAATCCACCGTATAGAAAGTTGACCAGACGTTGTAATTGCAGTAGCAACCATAAGATCGAAATAACGAAACCAATTATTACCAATAGCACCATATGCAGAGTTAAGAGAAATCTTCTTCGCCATTTGGATATTGTTATATCTTGATATGTCTTTGAGGAACTTAGGGTCTTTAGTGTCCTCATATTTTTGCTTAGACTCGAGCATAAGTCTTTTATATTTTGTTCGATCATTGTATATATTCTCCATGATCTCAGGTAGAAATCCTCGTTTATCTTTTCTAAAGTATGCGCCGTTAGGAGTCATACAATATTCGGTATTATTCTTAACTTTACCTTCAAGTATTTTGTTAACCAAACCATCTTTTTTCTTGCTAGGCATAAGTGTTTCTGGTGAAATATTATATTGCATAATTAAATGTGGATATAGGGAATTCAAATCAAATGACATAACCCAATTATGCATACCTACTTGTGGGTCTTTAACATAAGCACCCTCATACTTTTCATGTTTTTCTGATTTAGATTTTTGGGGAATGACAATATTTTTTTCTCTCAAATAATTGTATATAAGTATATCCCAATAACGAACAGAGCCAAGTACATCTGTATAATTTACCTTGGCCTCATAAGCCATAGTCAAACACAACTCAATCAATTTCATCTTGTCTTCTAATTTATCGACAAGTTCAACGTCATTGATATTATACTCAATAAAGGACTGATAATCTTTCGTATACCATTCACGAAAAGTTTCAAATGGATTACCAATTTTTTCTTCACCCAATTCAACCTTTGCGATATAGTCTAAGCGATATGATTCCTGAGCAGAATATGTAAATTTACGATATAGATCAAAATAATCAAGTGCTTCCCTGTATTTCATATACTTGATGATTCCTGCCCATCTGATATATTTCACGTTCTTTTACACCACCCCAAGGTGAAAGTCGTTTTAGTTCATCTTCACCAAATAACTTTTTGATACGATTACACACATATGGAATATCAAAAAATTCAGAGTTCCAGCCGGTAACAATATCTGGATAGTATTTCTCCCAAAAGACAAGAAACTCTTTTAGTAGATGTGCTTCATTCTCACACTTTATATAATTTACATCTTCACGATCTGTTTTAAAATCTCCAATACCCCAAACTACAATACGTTTGGTTTGATGATTTTTGATTGTAATAGATAAGAGTTCTTCTTCAGCAAGTTTTGGTGAAGGAAATCCATTCCATTTTCACATTGAACCTCAATATCAATCGTTACAATAAGAATCTTTTCCAAATCCCAATCAACTTGACCTTTATGAGTATCAGAAATATATGTATAGGGATATTGAGTATTTCCATATACAAGATCAGGCTGATTCTTCATAGTATCAACCCACTCCCTAGCTTCTTTCATGTTGGAAAATGTCAAATCAGTGACATAACCACCAGTAAGATTTTTATATGGAGTTTGTTTTTTTACAGGGGCATAAAGTGTGGGAGAATATCTAACTTTAGAATTGGTTCGTTGACCATTTTTAATTTCACGAACAAGTAGATTATTTCCCCATTGAATTACATTAGTATAAAAATTCATACAATAACTATATCACCTTTGAAGTTAATTGTCAAGACCAATTATCACGATTTAGGAATGATTTTAGAATTGTTGTAGTAGGGCTTCCTTTTAACGATTTTTCCATCCCACCAAAACCTAAATTAGCATTTACCTCTATACAATAAGGTTTTATTTTCTCTCTGTCTTTTGATGGTATCAAATCCACACCAACTAATTTACCCTTTACTAACTCAGTAATTCTTATTGATTCAGATTTCTCCAACTCTGTGAGTTCCATTTCCTCAGAATCGGCACCCAAAGAAACATTACTCCTCACATCACCCGTTATAACTTTGCGTTTCATTGCACCAACAACTTCACCATTACAAACAACTACTCTTATATCATAATCGGTTTTAATATACTCTTGGATGATGATAGGAAGATATTTGTTATAAAGTAAGATCATTTGCACAGCAGCATGTAGTGACCTCATGCTCTCTATAACAACAACCCCAACACCTGTTTGAGTACCAGTTGATGATTTTAATATGATAGGGAACTTAGTATTCAATTCCTTGAAAGCTCTCTCCGAATCTTCTGAATGTGCTATTTGAACAGTCTTAGGAGTTGCAACATTATTATTTGTAAACAGTATATAACTAAGATATTTACTGGTGGAATTATCATAACATTCTAATGACGGTATAATTGTGAAACCATCAAACTCAAATTGTTTAATCATATCATACCAAGCACGACTACTTGTAAATCCTAAAGTACCTAAACCTCTTGGAAAAATAAGAGTATCTTCTGGATTACATTCATATGGCTTTTGATATTCTATTTTATCTTCTTTTGGGTCTGGCAGTTGAACTAAACCATCATCATCAAAAGGAAAAGAATATAGAAGACGTTTACCAGAAACCTTTTTAGTGTATGCACCAACAAAGTCTGCTTGAAAAATTTCAAGACCTAATTTCTTACCGAAGTTAATCAACAAAGCTGTACCACTTGAATCTGGATCATCTTTTGTGTCTCTTACACCAGCAAGTTGGTGACTAAGAATAACTATTTTATATGGTTCATCCTTTTCTTCTGTTATGAAAGACTTGAACTTTTCCATTAGGCCTCTTTCTTTTTACCTATATTATATTTGGTTTCTAATGTCCATTCACTTTTTTCACTAAACGAAAGCACCTTGATTTGACTTAGGGGGGCAACTTCTTCCACTTCTCCAAGTATATCAACCAAATCCCAATCCCTCAAAAGCTTTGTAATAGTATTGCGTCTTGCTATATCATTCCTAGATAAATTGGTTTTCTTTCCATCAAGAGCAAACAACTCTTTAAAATGAACAATATAATACCGTCCCTGTTTATGTAATATATGACAGGACTGATATAATTTTCGTTCTTTTCGGGAAGCAACACCGATACGAGATAGAGTCTCTCGTACCTTTAAAAAATCATCGGGCTCTTTTAACCCTATCTCTAGCATCTGCTCCTGTGTCCAATTAATTTCGTCCATCTCTTCCACCTTTATTTAATTTTCTTTTTATGGCAGAAATTTGTTCATCATTTAGTATATCAAGAGCGACTTTTGCCTTTTCGTTATTGTATCCATAATACTCTTTAACATACTCTAGATTCTTTAATTTCTTCGCCTTCAGCCAAGGTGTGTATCTTTTTCTTGGTCTTATACTATTTATTAAAAAATCAAATTGAAGTCTCTTGTCTAAATGATGTAGTTGATTAATCTCATTCAACAACATAATAGTATCGGGGAATGGTGCTACACATTTATTTACAATAAAAGGAAAATATTTCTTTTCCCATTGTTCATCTTCAGTGTCTAACAGATTTTCTTTTGTGTAATTTATCGCATTAAGATAATCTTTTAATTCATACAT